TACCGTAACTGGGCCTACTACTACCGTAACTGGGCCTACTACTGTAGTGCCTACTACTGTAGTGCCTACTACTGTAGTGCCTACTACTGTAGTGCCTACTACTGTAGTGCCTACTACTGTAACTGGAGATACCCCTACTGGAGCTGGCGCAGAACCACAAAGAGAAAGACAGTACTCCGTACCATCAACAACAGCATATAAAGCACCACCGCTCTCATAAAATTGCCATATTTGATTGCTGAGAGCGTATTCAATACCTGTAGAGCGAACATATAATTCATTGTTAGTAACAGTGTCTGTGAAATATAATTCTTCACCAGTCAAATAGGCTGTACCGAAATCATTATTACCATCAGCTGCGCCTTCAATCTTTACACCACCGCCACCGTTAGTTTCTGCAAACTGTCCAATTATCATTGACCCATCATAATTACCGCCGGTTTCCAGGTTATCTGCATCAATAACCCAACCAGCAATTTGGCCAGATGTCGCTGTAACTTTGCCAGTTAATTCCAAATCTGTCCCATTATAAAATAAAATATTGTTTGCTGCGCCAACACTAAATATGCCATTTGATTGCCAATAATTTAAAGCATTAATGTAAAGACTATCTGCCTGTATTGAACCACGGATATAAGCTATATCCAAAATAGCTGTGCCATCACCAGAAATTGCCCACCCAACAGTTCCACCCGATGTAATTGTGCCATTGGCTGCAACGCCCCCATCAAAATTATTACTTCTAATTACATTATTAACAAGAACGATATTTGCGCTCAATTCATTAGCCGTAATTGTGTTAGACGCAATATGTAGCCCAGTGATTGTGTTAGGAGATAACCTAATACCAGCAGGACCAAGTGTCGTTTCTTTGACAATAGAATCAATAAGCAATCTAAAGCCAGCAGCATTTTCACTTTGTTTTTGCCCTCTTTGGCCATTGCCAACAGTAACGCCAATTTCCCAATCATATATTGAATATTGGTTAGTTTTAATTAACCCCGAAGAAATACCATCATGATCATGACCGCCAGTAAAAAAAACTATTGAACTTTCAGGTATCCCACTTGAGCTAGGCATTACACGACCTTCCTTAAAACCACTTTCTGGCTAGGAGACTGAGTGAACTGGCATTCTGTGCTTATCACCCAATACTCTCCATTAATTATATCAAAAGATTGCAGTGAAGATATCTTAACTCTATCTCCTAATTGCACTCTGGGGTTCGGAAGTATTGATAACTCTACAATAGGGACTGGTTCACTCATCTTAGATATAATGAAATCAGCAATAGATTGGGCTTGCTCTAGGCTGGTGATGAATTCATTTTCAATGATCATCTCTTTAAGGCCATATTTTCTTATGTTGTCGGATAAAGTAGCGGTTTTTTCCTGGATTTCACCCTTTGTTTCTTGCAATATTACAGGCACACCAGCAATTGAAGCAAAAGATTTACTATTATCTTTAAGATTTTCCCCTTCTACATAAACTAAATCACCAGCAGATGTTGAATTAGATGCTGCAATAATTAACTTAGCCCCATAGTGAGTAGGCTCGTACTTAATAATCTCAATTAATGCAGGGATAACATCAACAACATTACTAATATAAGGGTTTTCAACCCGAAAAGCCGGTGTCTTATCAAACCTAACATCAAATTTTAATGTCTCTCTTACTTTTGCATTAGCAGTATGCGCGGCAGCAACTGTATCAAATTGGGCCCTCTCAACAGCCAAGAAAGCATTACTAGTTGTGTTGCTATACTTTACAATTTCATTGTCAATTTTCAGAAAGCCAGATTTAGGATACTTGGGCTTGTCCGTAGTTGTTACTTGAATAGAGTTAGAAGTAGAAGTTATGTTTGATGTTAGTAAAGTTGTTGCCAAAGATGTTGGACTATCTGCACGCCATAAAGACTGTTTCCCTACCAAGTTACTAACTTGCCCTTTAAGTTTTACAGTGATCTTGTTGACATGCAATTGAACATTGTATGAAGCATCTAAGATATTTGTTGAATCAGAAAAAATTTGCTGAACGTTTGCGTGTTGATCAATTGTTGATTCAAAAAAACGATAATAATGCTCGTACCTTGCATTTTGATTTTCATCAATATACAATCGCCCCAGGTCGGCTAGGCTTACATCATCAATAATGTTCTTAACCGTCTTATCATTACCATAAGCAAAAGGGAATTTCTGTATTGGCTGGATCTTAGTTTCAATATAAGAAGTCAGTACATCTTCAGCACTTAAAGCTTTATTAAAAATAGCAAACTGGTCAATGTACATCTCCCTGAAAGATGCCGGGGCGACTTCTGCCCCGCTAGCGTAACTAGATCCACGACCACCAATTGTAAGGTCTTTATTTGCATAAGAAATTGGAGTACCCGATATGGTTACTGTATTCACCAAAGCGCCATTTATGTAATATTTTAAAGATGAACCCTTTAGTGTAAATGTCATTAATGTGAAAGAAGAATTAGAGATAGCCGTATTTGATGAAACAGTCTGAACACCACTTGATGTCACTATCTTTAAACCACTGGCTGACGAATTATAAAACAACTCAAACCCGGAATTTGACGAAGAGTTATTCCAATTGCTAATAAACTCTCCAGTGCCAGAGAAAGAGTTTGCGCTAAATTTTATATATGTTAAAATTGAAAAATCACTTTGACTTGTATAAAAACGGTTATAAGAAACATCGTAAGGGATTCTTAAATAAGAATTTGAAGCCAACAAAATGCTTTTACTATCAGTATCAGACACGACTCCGCTTTCTTGCGCCAACACAGGAGTGCCTCGGTATATAGCATTATTCCTTCGCCCAGCTCTATCTATAGAGTTTTGAGCGCTGGCAACTGCCCATCGCCCAGTTCCGCTATTAAATGTTAAATAAGATTGATTAGCTTTACTTCCAACTTTGTCTAGAGCAACCATTGTGTATGTTTGATTAGAATATACCCAATCCAAAGATCCGTCATTCTTTTTTAATTTAATTTGAAATGGAGTGTTGGTTTGCTTTGCATCTGTAAAGAATTCTATTCTTAACTCGTATGCTCTACCAGCAGTAAGGTTATACTCCGCTGACTGGATGGTTACTGTAGAATTAGTACCTGATTCAACAATGTACCAGTTATTTATTATTAAAATCTTATCTAGGTATACTTTGACACCACCTCTATTTATTAGAATTAATAATCTTTGCAAACCCGAAGATGTAGGAACATAGTAGCCATCAAAAACTCCATTGTATGATTCAACGACAGAACTGCCATCTGGTTTAGTGAAAGACCCCGTTGTAAAATTTAATGCTACAGAAGACCCTTGGTCTTGCGTAGAAATCAAAGATGATGTTGTTGTTAACGATGGAGTAAAGTAATCTTTTATATCTAAGGCCAGCTCTAGAACGCTTAAATCTTTATCGTTTGCATCTAGCATTACATCTTTCAAACTATATTCCTCAAAAGATTTGCTCACTATCTCCACAAACCTAGCCCTAAGGGAACTTGAAATTGTCCTAGTTGCATTTTCCCTGTCAACAACATTTTCGTCAAAAGCCAAATGGAGAATAGCCCCATTTCTTGTGAAAGATTCAGAAGGCTGCGACAAGTATTTTATTTGAGATTTTGGAAAATTAACTTTCATCAACAATTGCTTAACTGATTCAGCAATAATTGCATTCTGCATCATAAACCCTTTAGTAACAGTTTTCTCATTACTATATTTTTGCCAATCACTCATTGTTGCGTCAACTACCATTGATGAAGAAGCTGCCTGCCATTCGTCAACATAAAAAACGCCATATGGTACATATTCGTAAGTATCAAAAGTTACAGAAGCGCCTGAGCTATGAGCTCTTGCGATAGTCCCACCGTAACCTCTTTCGGTAACTGATAATGTTTCTGAACCGGACTTTGAACAAAGCATGTACTCCCTAGACACAGTATCTTTGTCAACAATGACCACAAAATCATTAGCGCCTCCACCGTCAGGAAAATCAATAGTCCCGCCTACTGACAATGAATTAGCACTTGCATTTATAGAACTAACAAGAGTTGTTGACACTTCAGAACTGTTTGATTTCTTTATCTGCCAACCAGCATAAATATACGTGCGCAAATCTTTTTTCATGTATTTCCCAAAAGTTGACGCACTATTAAACAAGTTGAAATCTTTTTGTGTATTGTCAAAAGAGACTTGAGCTGTTGAAGCACCACCGCCTGCAATCGGTAAACTTGTCTCGTGGATATCTCTAACTTTTGACACATTTGCATTTATCAAATAGTCGGACATATCAACTTGGTATATTGGGGCAACTTCTTGGACTCTTGCATAATCTAATTTATTTTTAGTAGTGTAAATAGTTAATAGAATTTTATTAATATCGCTATTGGTTATTCCCTCTAAGAAATGATTATAGAAATAATTATCTTCAGCTATTTCACCATCTTGATCAAAAACTAAAGTTGATGTATTTCTGTATGCTTTGAGGTTATATGATTTAATTTGTCCATAATGTTCAGATGTTATAACCTTAACAAGATTTACCGCTCTGGCTGTAAACAAATATGTCAAAGTTACTGGTGTCGTGAATTCGTAACCATTCTTGGTGGCATGCAAATACTCTGTACTTTTTACTGACGACCAAAACCCGAATTCCAAATTATCGTCTTTGTCACTTGGTAAACAATGCCAGTTTCCATTTGATGTTATTATATTCCCGTTTATATCTTTAGCCCCAGCCACTGCCCATGTGAAAGATTCTCTCTCAATTCCGTTTATTGATTCATTTGGCGTAAAATAAAAACTTGATCTTCTGGATTTATTAAACAAAATCTCTTTGTCAGATAAAGACCTGGCGGCTCTAACAATCGGTGGGCCCATTGAAGTTGTATTCAATGACAACAATCCATAAGCTTCGTCTATAACGGTTTGGTCAGATACATCTGAAAATGCATAATTGCTTGAAGCAACTTCGGTGTTACCTGATTTCTCAATATGGCGACTATCAAGCCAGTCAATTATTACAAGCGGTTTTACTCTTTGGGCAATTGATGTTGTTTTCTCAATGAATGTGTTAGAAATTGGTTTATTGTATAATCCCCTAATTAACATTAAACCTCCTCTAAAGTTAGCTGACAATCCCAATAGTATGTATTGGAAGAAAAATCCCTTCTGACTAAAGTTTCGCTGTAACTTTTCACTAATACATTATAACTTGTTTCTGTGTCTGGAGTAGTCCCTACTGCGTCCATATTTGAAATTTTTAAAACATGGTAGTCTGGATCTTTAGCTATTGATGATATGACATCCCTGCCTTCATTACCATCAACTGTTGCATTTTTGGAATTTGGCAAATATGACCAGGAAATATCAAAAGTTCTTCTCCCACCTCTAGCAGTGGATTTATAATATCTTGATTTATAGTTGTCCCAATTTTTATTTTCAATAAATATTGGCTCAATTGATGTCCCGAAATCTCTGTTGTGGTTAGTTATAGCTTTATTATCAATTAATATATAATTTCTAATTAGACTAGTATCCTGCCCAACGCTAGTATTGGCAGAGTACCTAATCATTGAACCAAGGACGCTAAGGTTATTTAAAACATTTATTCTTATTGTCATCAAGAACAATTTTCCAGCAATTGACAAATCAAGATGAGATGAAAAAGCCGCAGCAATAAATGCTATTCTTGAAGCATTAGACGAAACAGTTGCGTTTGCACTTATATCCGAATTAGCCTTAGATATTTTAAGGAAAGGAACTTGGTCTACAGATAGTGATGGGCTAATAGACGCGCTAGCAATTGCTATCCTA